ACAGCTTTGAAAAATCCGGCGCGGCAATCGTAAAGACGACCGCCAAAACCGGAAAAGAAGTAATCACTACTACAAAAGATGTAGGTATGACAATGGTACACGTTACGGAAGATGTGGTAAGCATGTTTATGAAAGCTTCCGTAACGCTGGGTACCATTTTTGCAAGTGTATCTATGGCATCCGCAAAAATGATGAAATCCATTACGGATCAAGATTTACAAATGCAGACATTTGCTAACCGTATGATGATGACAAAAGAAGCCGCGTGGCAGATGAAAAAGGCAACAGATGCGTTGGGTGCTTCCGTCGGCGATATTATCATCAATCCAGAATTAATGGAACGGTACAAGGCATTAGTAGATGATTCTCATAAAATGATGCCAAGTGGGGACTTTGAGACGGCTATGAAGGGATTTCGTGACTTAACATTTGAAGTTACGCGGTTCCGTCAAGAAGTAAGTTTTGGGATGCAGTGGACAGCGTACTATATCATTAAAGGATTGGTAGGGCCGTTAGATGCGGCAAAAATAAAGGCTAAAGGATTTAATGATTACATTATTTCCAATATGCAGCAGATAGCGCAGAGAATAGCCAATGCTATTATTTATGTTGTGCATGTTGTAGAAGAATTCTGGTCTATGGTTAAACAGGTAAAGGTTACTTTGTGGGATTTTTGGGAATCATTTCCTGCCGGTGTAAAAATGGCCATAGAGGCGTTAGGTTCCCTATGGATTGTTTTCAGGGCATCCCCGATTGAGAAAATGGTAGCGTTATTTGGGTTATTGTTCCATGCCGCCAATGGTGGCAGTATGGACGATTTAAAAGGAACCATCAACGGCATAAAGAACACCGTTGTTGATATGGTTCATGTAGTAGAACCGTATATTACCGCATTTGTCAATGTACTAACGTGGGGAGCGGAAAAAGTGATGCAGTTATTCTTTGCACTTCTTCCCATTATAGAAAAATTAGGCTCTGCGGTCATATGGCTTGTCGATAAATTTATGGAACTTGTGGATGGAGCGATGCCAGACATAACGTCTGGATTAAGTAAATTTTCTCAATCTGTATCAGATGTAATTCGTTATGTAGAAGAATTAATCAGCACCATAAAACAGTCTGAAGAATTTAAAGATTTCATGATATTGGTAGATAGTCTTTGGTTTGCTTTTAAGCATTTAGCATCCGGAGTAATTTCCTACGCTTCAAATGGAATAAAAAACTTTATGGATGGAATGAAAAATACGGGTGATGGTATATCATTCCGTAGTATGCTTCATAGCCTTTGGAAGATATTTATTCAATTAGGACATGCTATTTCTTATGTTGTCAATATGGTGGCAGGGTGGCTTGATGAATTATCCCGTTCTCCAGAAGTAAGAGAATTTATGCGGTCTGTAGGAGAACTGGCACGCGCTGTAATGGATTTATTTGTATCTATCATGCGCTTAATATCCATTGCATTTCCTTCTCTATTCAAAGGGCTGAATAACAGAAAACCGACCAATTCATTCACCTATGCATTACGAGGAATTGCAAATATACTAACATATATCACAAAAGCAATCACGTTTTTAATAAAAAAACTAACAGAATTGTTTGATACAGTATCAAAAAATCATAAATTTGTTGAATTTTGGAAAGAAGTTGGAAAGTTAATCGGAGATATGTTCGGCATAACAGGTCAAGTGCTACATCGGATTGGATTACTTGCTAAAGCTATTGGAGAACTTATTAATGGGAATTATGCTAAAGCTGCAAGCCTTGCTAAAGCGGCATTTTCATTTGGCGGAACCCCATCAGGTCTTTCTCCTGAAGCACAGCAATATGAAGGGGCTATTCAAAAGTATTCTAAAGAGCAGGGCGTTGATCCTAACTTATTGCGGGCTGTCATTAAGAATGAAAGTAATTTCGATCAATCGGTCATATCTCCTGCCGGAGCAATCGGATTAAGTCAATTAATGCCCGGTACTGCATCTGAATTGGGCGTAAATCCCTATGATGCAGATGACAATATCCGTGGGGGTGCCATGTATCTGCGGAAAATGTTAGATGCTGCAGGGGGCGACGAAACATTAGCCGTACAGATGTATAATGCAGGCCCTGGTAATCCAGGCGGCGCAGACATGGCATATGTAGACCGCGTTATGTCTGATCGTATCGGATGGGCGCAGCAGATTGGCATATCTCGTACAAGCTCATCTGATATCCCGCAACAAAGCGGCGTTGATTTAGCAGATGTCAACCCTAAATTATTACAGTATACCGATTCTTTTATTTCTGATTTACGTTCCGAAGGATATGACGCGGTAGTATCCAGCGGATACCGCACTCCTGAACATAGCGCAGATCCATCTGTTGGCGGGTATGCAGATGATCCACACACGCAGGGACGGGCCATTGATTTTGTAATTAATGGTGATTACAATCCGGATGATATTGTGGCTGCCGCTGCCGCTCGCGGGTTATCTTTAACGTATCATGATGCAGGAAGTGGCTATCATTTCCATACGCAATTAGCTTCTGGTGATCCGGATGACGTATCACCGGGAGGAATAGGAAATGGCGGTGGTGATACTGGCGTTGGAATGCCTTCTATGGGACAAATGGTAAATTCCGGTAGAAAAGGGTTAGGAGTGTTAACGCAAGCCGCTATGGGCGTTTTGCAGGAATTATGCGCACAAGTAGACCCAACTGTACTAAGCAGTGTGATGGCAGGAAATACCAATTCTTATGGCGGTTCGTCTATCACAATACAGGTGGGGGATATATATGTCACAAAATCAAATGCCTCGGCAGATGATGTAAAAGAAGCCGTATTGGGAACGATGGAAGAACGAGCAAGATATTTTCTGGAAAGTCGTACATTAAGCGGCTCTCCGGAATTAAAGTAAAGGAAGTGATACCATGGGTGTTATATCAGGCCTTACTATCAGCAGTGTAAATGATTTATCGGAATGGACAAAGAATTATGAAGCCACGGGATCACTTCCCTCGTGGCTTGATTTTTCTACTACACTTGGAAAATTAACGGGAAATTATAAATTGGCTGATTTAACCGTCGGCTATAGCGGCTGGTATAAGATGCTGTTTAAAACCCCTAAATGGCCTATTGGTGGGGTATATTTTGACGGCATTATGCGTACCGAACATGCAAGCCGCATACGGGCTACGCAATACCCTGTACAGACAGGCGTTGTCATGACAGACCATGCCGTAATTATGCCCGCAGAAGTAACCGTAGAAATTATGATGACAGATTGTACCAATTCAGCCTATTTCTCTGGAGATACAAACACGGAAATAATATACGAAGCGTTGAAATTGGTTAATATGTATAGCAATATCGTAGAACAAAAACCAAACAATGTTATCCCAACAGGAGACGGCCGTTCTGCCTTAGTATGGACTACACTAAAAGCGATGCAGCAATCACGAGTTCCTATTACGGTAGAAACGAGATTACAGACGTATAAGAACATGATTATTGAAGAGATGTCCGCCCCGGATGATAATAAAACGTATCATGCGTTAAAATGCACGCTGCATCTAAAAGAAATCATTATGGCTGGTGTAGCGGAAACACAGACAAGCGCAAGAGCGGCTACTACTACGGCGGCTTCCACAGGAGGAACCTCGCAGGCAACTTCTGCGGCAAGCAATGCGAATGCAATGGCTGCTATTAATGCGCAGAATAATATAGGAACATCGTAAAAAAGGAGACTGCTATGTTATCTATCATTCCGCTGCAGGCGGTACCAAACAAAACATTTTACGTGACGGGATATGTAGATAATTCCAATATCATTCTACAGCTTACGCTTAGTTATAACGAATTGGAAGGATGTTGGATGATGGATATTGCAGATTCCGAAGGAAGTTCTATTTTAAGCGCCATCCCTCTTATCCCTGCACAAAATATATTAGAACAATACGCGTATTTGGGAATTGGTTCCATGTATCTTGTACCAAAACAGACCGTAAAAGAAGAATGGCCATCCTACACTACACTCACTTCTGATTGGTTCCTTGTATGGGGAGACACGAACGGAGATGATGTGTGATGGCAGATACTCCGGAAGGGATTGTTGATGCATCAGGGCAGGACAAAAACAATATCGATTCAAATAAAACGCAGACATTAAGTAATACATCTGGATTTACGGCTCCTGCACAGTATTTAAGAAAATGGCAGATATTAATCATCAAACCGGCATATACAAAAGATGCCAACGGAAATTATACGGTTCGTGATAAGCAACACGACCACGCATTAGATGTTTCCCATCTTCGATGTGTATTCAAGACACAGCAGACGACAGGGACAGCGGTTACGATTGGAACACTGGTTGTCTATAATATGAACGCATCTACCGAAGGGGACGTAATACGAGAAGGATTTCAAGTTATCATTCAGGCAGGATATCAAACCGGACAATACGGGGAAATTATAACAGGGGATATTGTTCAAGTCATCCGCAATCGAGAAAACGGTATTGATTATCGTCTTGAAATATTATTTCTTAAAGGGACTTTAAACTTTGATACAAATTATGTTCGGGCTACGATTGCGGCAGGAGCTACGCCGCGGGATATTATTACACAGATTGCAAAGACAGCAACCAATCCCATTGAAATAAACAAAATCAATAGTTCTATTCCTAATACACCGTTACCACGGGGAAAGGTAATATATGGGACGGTAGGGAAATATTATCGCGATATTGCGGTTATGCATGACGCCGCGTATTATATGGACGACAATAATCAATTGTTATTCTATAAAAATTCGGATGAGATACCACAAAGCAAAGAATTGGTATTAACTCCGGCAACAGGGCTAGTCGGCACCCCTTCATATTCAGATAATGGTATCCAAATAAGCATGCTTATGGACGCCCGCGTAAAGTTAGGAACGATGATAAAAATTGACAATAGTATCATTCAAGAACAGCTGATTAGTATCAACGCCACAACGGGAATGGGACAAAATCAGCTGTCTCAGAAAACGCAATTCGATGAAGACGGCGAATACCAGGTATTTTCTGTACAGCACGAGGGGGACACCTACGGCAATGAGTGGTATACAAAAGTAGTGGGTATCAGTAGACATGGACGAACTGGTCTATTAGTACCCATGACAAGCATTCAGTCTACAACGAGGTAAATATATATGGAACATGGAAACGAAAGAACATTAGATGCAATAGAGAATAAAAGACGCGCATTAGAAAGCTTAGGAATAGGAATGCGGGTAGCGATGCCGGGCATTATACAGTCCGTAGATTACGAAAAACAGACTTGCACCGTGCAACCGGCTATTCGGGAAATGCTCAATCAGGAAGGAAATATTGTTCATGATACATTACCTTTGTTGGTAGATGTTCCTTTTTTTGTTTATTCCGGTGGCGGCTATTGCTTGACACTTCCAGTTTCCGAAAATGATGAATGCCTTGTCGTGTTTAGTGACGAATGCATAGATGGATGGTGGCAAAATGGCGGCGTACAGAATCAAGTAGAACGGAGACGTCACGATCTATCGGACGGATTTGCTATTGTGGGGTTCCGAAGTCAACAAAAAAAGTTATCTAATTATTCGGAAAATACCGTACAGCTTCGCACAGAATCCGGTGGCGCATATATAGAAATTTCAGATAGTGGAATAAATATAATGAGCGGCAATACTACGATCGATGGTGTTAGCTTTAAAAGCCACATGCATAGCGGAGTTGAATCTGGAGGAAGCAACACGGGAGGCGTTGTCATATGATGTATCGTAGATTAGACAGTAATGGCGATTACGTGTTCGGCGGCAATGCCAATGATTTTCTATCCGGCACAATTGCCGTAGCACAGGCAATACGGACACGCTTGCGGTTATTAAAAAACGAATGGTGGGAGGATTTAGAAGGAGGTCTTCCGCTATTCGATAAGATACTGGGATACAATTCACAGGAAAGTGCTAAAAAACAAATAATAGACCGAATTTTAGGGACAAATGGGGTAACGTCTATTGTTACCAGCGACTTTTCCTATGATGCGGACACCAGAACTATTACCATAGAGGCTATTGTCGATACAGAATACGGCAATACCTCTTTTTCATATACGATGTAAGGAGGGGTTACGATGGCATATACTGCCCCATTTATTAACGAAACGGGTATTCATATCCCGACATATGATGATATTTTACAAGATATGATCGCGCAAATGAAACAAATTTATGGCGATGATATCTATTTAGAAGAGGATTCGCAGGACTATCAAATGCTTTCTATTTTTGCATCAAAAGAACATGATACGCAAAACATGTTACTTATTGTCTACAATAATCGTTCTCCTAAAACCGCCGTAGGAAGTGGATTAGACGGTATTGTTAAGCTAAACGGGATTAGAAGAAATGCTGCCGGATACAGCACATGTGAAGTAGAACTTACGGGAACTTTGGGTACTGTTATTCCTGCCGGAGTAATAACGGATCAAACCGGTTATAAATGGGACTTGCCAACAGGATTAACGCTAACCGGTACCACAATGCAGACGACGGTAACATGCGAAACCATTGGAGCAATACAAGCCCCTATAGGGACCATTACAACAATATCAACACCGCAAAAAGGATGGACGGCTGTTACAAATCCATCTGCGGCTATTACAGGACAGCCAGTAGAAACCAATGCACAATTACGATTACGGCAGTCTAACAGCGTAGCTACTCCCTCACAAAATATGGTAGATAGCATTATTGCAGGAATTGTAGGGATATCCGGTGTTAATCGGTATCGATTATATAACAATGATAGCGGTTCGGTAGATAGCAACGGTATCCCTTCTCATTCTATAGCCGCCGTTGTAGAAGGCGGTACGGATGACGCAATAGCAGTCCAACTGTTTTCGAGAAAAGGCCCCGGCTGCGGTACGTTTGGTTCATCCAGTAAAACATATACGCAAAGTGATGGAACGCAAAATGTAGTAAAATTTTCACGCCCTGCGTATATACCGATTGCAATAAATATAAATATAAAGCCCAATGCTACATATACGTCTGTTGTAGGAGATAATATAAAGTCGTATATAATGTCTTATATGGAAGTTTTAGGAATCGGTGACGACGTCTCTGTTACCGGAATCATTGCAACTGTATTGCAAGCATTGTCTGATACGTACTCCCCGTCTTTTTCTTTGCAGTCCGTTCAGCTGTCTGCATCCGGCGGAACTTTGGCATCCTCTGATATTTCTATTGCTTATAATCAAGTGGCGCAATTATCTTCGGTTACGATAACGGAGGTATCATCATGAGTGGTATGTCAAGCTATTATTTACGGTTAGTCACAAGCGAACATGCCAACAAGCCAAAATTTAATGCCATGCTTTCTTCTTTATTATCTTATAGTGATGATGTATATAATTTAGCCGTCTATCTGGACGGCTATTTTGATATAGATAACGCCGTAGGAAAACAAGAAGATATGCTCGGCGATATTATCGGCATTGATAGAACACTTAACTTTCAACCGGATCGGGGAATTTCTCCAGTACTGGAAGATGAACCATATAGAAAATTATTACAATCTAAAATTGTAAAAAATATGTGGAACGGTGGCATTGATGAGTTATTGCAAACTTGGAATGAGGCTTTTGGTTCTGCGCTTATCGTACAGGATAACCAAGACATGACATTAGATATATGCGCTATTGGATTATCTTCACAGATTATCGGCAATATGATCCAAAAAGGATATATAATTCCTAAACCAATGGGGGTAGGAATAAACTTTCATTTTTCTGATTCCGCCGTATTTGCATACGGAGTTGAAAACGACAACATGAAAGGATATGGAGAAGGATTGTGGGAACGACCAACATTAAAAGATAGCTTTGGATATGGAGTAGAAGACGATATGGAACATATTCACGGTTATGGAGAGGGATACTGGACATAGAAAAGGAGAAATATATATGAGTGCAGGAAATACGAATATAAAAATATTTAATGAAGCGCAAAGCGCAACAAATACATATTCAGATGCGCAGTACCTCGATGCAACGCAGCGCCTTAGTGGTCTTTCTGGAGGAATGGCCCTAACAGAACAGCATAATAAAATGTTTTTGCAGTGGTCTGTAATGGCATATGCATTAGCGCAATATATCTCTGGCCAGGGATATGATTGCTTAGATAGTGCGCCGTCTGCTATCCCGACAAATTTAGCGAGTGCAATAAATAATCAAATATCTAACAGTAGCATAACAAACGTTATTAATTCCATGAGTTGGCCTAAAAGCACGACGGTTACTGTAGGAAAATTAATATTCAGTGCAAATCTTCCTGTGGGCTGTGTAGCGGTCGTTACTACGGCAGGAACTACGGGAACGGCAGAACCAACATGGACAGCGGCAGGAACTACAGTAAATGATAATACCGTAGTATGGACTGTAGAAAGTTTGACGGCATCATTAGGATCATTCGTAGGAGCTACTAGCGGAACAAATGGTAAATCGGGTGGAGTTCCTGCTCCTGCATCTGGACAGCAAAATAATTTACTGGCAGGAGATGGAACATGGAAAACATTGTCCGCATTATTTACTGCGGCGTCTCTTTCTTCTGTAAATAGCAGTCAAGCTATATTTACGCTCGGAGCGTTGACTGTGCAGATTATTAATGTTACCACTGCGACGTCTGTAGTCACATTGCCGCAAGCATTTAGTACTGCATGTATTGCCGCTATTGCTATTGATAACAGATATGCGACAGATTCTTATGACAGACCCTATGTGGGGAAGGCTACGGGATGGAGTAAAACAACTATAAATGTAACTAGTTTACTCAATTCTGTGAATGATGCAAATTTGTGGAATACACAAGACTTTGCAGGAATTGTCATTGCTGTTGGATATTAAAAGGGAGGAAATACTATGCAAATGATGTATAGTGAATTTGTCGTCATAAAACAAGGGGATACCTTCGGGTATCCTTTTTCTATGGCAGATTCGGCCGGAAATCCAATAACAGGGATTGCAGGAAAATTAAAATCACAGATCCGTGACGTAAGAGATAATATTATCAGTGAAACAACAATAACGGAAACATCAACGCCGGGAACTTATTTACTGACAGCCGTTGAAAATTCAGCACAATGGCCAATCGCAGGATGCGTTACGGATATCAGGTACACAGACAGTCAAGGAATGTCTGATAGCATTAAAACAATCGGGATAAGGCTAGCAAAGGAGGTATCAAGATGAATTCAGACTTGACACATACTGGGAATATAACCATTAAAATTATGGCCGACGGTGTCATGGCGGCCGAAGCCAAAGACAGCGCCCTGCAATCCAAAGCAGATGCGCAGGTCGCGGCGCAGGAAGCACAAGCCGCCGAAACCGCGGCAGAAGGATACGCCACAGCCGCCGGAGCGTCGGCACAGACAGCACAGGCAGAAGCGAGTACAGCAACCGAAGCGGCGCAGGAAGCACAAGCCGCCGAAACCGCGGCAGAAGGATACGCCACAGCCGCCGGAGCGTCGGCACAGACAGCACAGGCAGAAGCGAGTACAGCAACCGAAGCGGCGCAGGATGCACAAGCC